TCATCTTCTGTACCAACTCTAATTAAGGCATTAATAAGTGGCGTTATGTAGAAGGCTACTGTTGTAGGATTGACTTTGTCTCCCATTGAAAATGCCTGTTTTTCACATAGCACTTTAAAGAAATAATTGGTAATTCTTTCACAGCCTTCCGAAACAATATATCTGTTTTCAAGTGAAAGCATAGACATCATATCACTTATAATACCTAGCGCCGCCAGGTCAATAAGGTCGTGTGAATAAGTCGTATCTAGTTGATGGTCTACGTGGCGGCAGAACTGCCAAGTGACACCGGCGCCACAGAGTTCTTTGTTTGAATAGTCTGGTGAATCCTGGTTATTTACGATGACTACTGTATCTGGCGCTTCTTCCCATACCCTATCAATAAGGTGGTGGTCAAGTATGAGACATTTAATATTGTTTTCAACTAGTTGTTTCTGTTGTTCTATATCGTTGCTGCCTGCGTCCGGAATTATTACGTAGTCAATTTTGTGTGCTTCATCCATACGCATAATTTCATCAATAGTATCGCTTAAGCCGTGTCCTTTTCCTTGGTGAAGTACATAGTTAATCTTTACTTTTTTGTTCCACTGGCGCAAATACTGATAGAAAATTGCTGAGGAAGTAAATCCATCTACGTCACTGTCTACGACTAAAACAATATGATGTGTTTCGTCCATATCTATCATTTCAAGAAACATATGATAAGCTGCATCAATGTTTTTGAGATTTGTTGGTGATAGAAGTAGTTGTGGTGTTGGATGGAGGAAATACGGCATTTCTTCTGCAGTTATTCCTCTTTCTTCCAATAGGTTGACTACATAATTTTTATCAAAGTTCGTATTTACTAATTGAGTTTTCATTTATTTTACCCTTACCTTCTTTCTTAATAATTCTTCAAATATCTTCGGCCCTCTATCCGTTGGACTATCCTTTAAATCTAAAAGTCCTTCACGGTCATATATAAAAGAAAAATCAGCATAGTTTGAATACTTTTTACAAATTGAATAAAGTTTGTTAAAATAGTCTTCTTTGCCTGGTAATTCTTCTTTATCAAAACATATAACAATCTCCTGTGGGTGACAGGTTTTAAGTAGTAACTTTAAGGCGTGCTTATTGAATTGACTTCCGCATACTGCGGCCGCAGCGTTCGGACGATCAAAACTTTCCATTTGTAAGACCGACTTCTCAGCTTCAAATAGAAAGCATATACCCTCTTGCTTTATAGTTTCTTTTGTCTTATTTAACCCATATAAGTTTAGTGACAATGGATGACTATACCATTTGTTTTCTATTTGTACGGGCATATACTTACCTACATTTTCAACTTCCCAATCGTTGAGTGCGCGCCCTCTAATTCCAATAAGTTCTCCATCCACATTGTAATGTGGTATTATAATTTTGTTCTGTGGAATTGAATATAATATGTTAAACTTATCCATCGCAGCCTTACTAATTCCATCCATTAACCATTCTGGCGGATAATACTTTGTAAAACAGTTTAATATACCTTCCGGATAGGTTGGCAATTTTGGTACTTCGGCCGCCTTATACATATCACGTATCTGTTTATACTGCTCTGGCGCGCTTGTGAAAAATGGATTGTAATTACTACAATCTAATACTACTTGGTATATATCATCATACCAGTTGTAATCTATATCTCTTGTTTCGTAATAGTGCTTTAAGAAATGAAAAATAGACATAGATTCACAGCTTGTATAACACTGAAACATATGAGAATTTTCATAGTAATACAACTTCATAGAAGCTTCTGATGCATCTGCATTATGACATATGGTCGGGAAAATTACATATCCTGGTTTTTGTACATAGTCATTTGCGCCCAGTCGCTCCATGAGTTGAATAATTTTTTCTGTATTTAATTGTTCAATAATCGCTTTATAATTAATCAATTACTACTCCATCATTCAAATCTTGTAATGTAATTTGCATTTCTAAATCTTGTTTATCGTCCCAATTCTGAATCTTATATTCTTCTCTTTCAAAGAAATCATGTACTGGCTGCAAGTCCGCATCAGTTACAAATAAGTCATGCTTCTTCAATGTTCCTAAATTCATATTTGACCAAATTCTAATCTGCGTCCATTGACCACTTCTTACTTTAAATATATCTGTAACTAAATTCGGTTTATCATCTGGGTTATTATGATACATTGGTTCCAATATATCCAATTCCTCTTTTGTTGGTCGCGCCATAATTGAACCGTTATCAGCTTTATTAATTGTACTACGACCTCCAGCTAATACACCTTCATTTCTAATTGTTTTATTATCGTCCCCTTTTGCATTAACCTGAGTTGAAGTAAACATTGCTACATCTAATTCAACCGCCAAATCTTTTAATGCTGTTGCGAACATAAGTAATACTTCATCATTTCTTAAAGTAAATCCATTAAACTCATTCAATAAAGCTGGTCCAATGAATATATAATCGTAAAATACATAATGCACATCTTTCGTAATACACTGCTCGCGCACTATAGTTTTAACAAGTTCAATAGTCGGATTCGGTACTTTAACTAATGTCATATTATCTTCATACCGTTTCATAATACCTATGGCTTGTTGAATTACCGATTTTTCTCTGTCACTAAAATCATTATATTTAAACCTACTTTCATTTATATCTGTTAAGTAAGCTAAAATCATTTTTCTAACTTCTTCAAATTGTTGCTCTGTGACTATAAACAATACATGTTCACAGTTGCCTTCCTGCTCCCACATACAAGTTGTACTATTATACCTGTACGGATAAGCCAAATAACATGCATCAGCTACTGCATTTCTTGTTTTACCTACACTTGACGCTGCTGACCTAATTGTCAACGTACCTCTTCGCGCGCCGTCTATGACTTGATTATAAAACTCACCTTGTACTGGTAAACCAATTGACCCAGCTGTACCAAAATGAGCAATCAAATCTTCCATACCTTCAACGGCGCTTTCGCTTTCAACTTCATCGGTTACTGCATATTTGTTTTCTAATCCGAGCAACTTCTTTCTAATTCGGTCAGTTATATCTTTTAATTCCAACCAATCAAAGTTTCTATTAATCTCCTCTGACTTCGGATTAGTTAAATCTTCACAATAAAATTCCGATGTATCTATTCCACTTTTCTGTAAGTCTTTTAATAAGTTTAATTTCTTTAATCTTGTATAATAGAATGTAAAATTTTCAACTTCACTCAGTTCTATTATATCTTGTATATATTCAATCCCATTATTTTCTTTAAAAACCGTTTTCGCTACTGGGTCAGTTTCTAAATAGTTCTCTATATCAATAGGTTGAATACGTGTTGCACCCTTATCATATAAACCAGATATTGCTAAGAAAATTGAACGTTCAAACCTACTTGGAAAATCTGTAATTACCAGATTATACTTATCAACTTCACTTAAATATTGAGGATGTTTAATAAGGCTGCCGAGTACTTGTTGTATACACCTTTTATCTACCACTCTTCATCCTCCATTTCTCCTAATACACTTAGGTCTACTTCCTTTTTCTTTTTCTTTGGCTGTGGCGCGAGTACCTTTTTAACCTCTCTTTGATGAGCTTCTAACATTTGTTGCTCTATTTCTGCTATTGCGCCCTTTTGCTCTTGCTCTCTGCGTGCCCAGTACCTGCAAGAATCTTCATATATATATGGTACTATACCAACGCCGCCATGACCTTTAGACCAATCGCCATGACACACTTCATAAAAATATTTTAACGCAAAAAAGACACCTTTAAGTGTCATGCCATTTTTTACAAATTTATTCAGTTGTGCTTCGCACTTCCAATAACTATATTCAAAGTGCATATCTCTTTTTATAAAGTCATAAATTAAATCTCTATACTCTTCATCATCAGTTGGATTTGATTTTTTCCATTCGTAATAACAATCTCTGTGATAGTAATAATTGTTTACTGGTTTAATCCAATCGTCTTTGTCTAAGTTTAAAAGTAATCCACAGACCCTACAATGTTGTGCCATATTTCGTTCTCCTTTTTATCTCTAAATATATTATACCAGAAATCTGTGAATTTGTCAAATTTAAAAAGAGGAGCATTACTACTCCTCCTTCGCCATTTCTCTCATGTCTAAAAGAACTAAGTTAAATAGGTCAACCTGGTCCTCTGTTATTTCAGAAAGCTTAACCTTATGACCGAAAGTCATTTCTACTTTCTTAAGTATCTTATCTGCATTAGCTGGGTCTTTACCGACTAAATTCCCCCAAATAATCTGTGCTTCGTCTCTAATCTTATCAAAGTCAAGCTTTTCTTCTACTTTAGTTTCTGTTTTATCAACTACTGTAGCTCCATCAAGTTCTCTCTGCTTGTCAATGGCATCATTAATTGCTTTAACTAATTCATCATATCCAAGTTTAATCTTAGGTGCGAGATATTTAAAGCGGCTGCCCGCCATGACTGTCGGAGTTTGTCTTGTATAAAGCCATCTTTCACTTGAGCCATCTTCCTGCCATTCAGTAGCAATATAACCGATAATATCAACTATCTGATTTACTACTTCATAACATCTCTTTGGCATACTTGGCGCGAGTATTTCACGTTCATGGTCATCATCAATCTTTTCTTTTCTTATCTCAATATGAGAAATAAGAACAAGACCATAACCAAGCATTGTAATTTTTCTTAAGCAGTTCTCAAATTCCTTTTTAGTTGCGGAGTAGCCTTGTCCCCAAGGAATATCTGCAACTGACTGCACACCATTCTGCGCGCAGATGAATTGTTCACACATTTCATAAGCAATTGTAGTCGTATCAATCGTAACTGTATCATACATTGCTCGCGCGTCTGGCTTTTCAAGCTGGCGCAGTACTAACTTAAAGTCTGCCCAACGGTTAATGTCTACGGCTTTAACACCATCAATAGCGTTATAACCTTTTTCAAAAGCAACTAAAAGGTTCTTTGGAAAATGGGAAGCCAAAGTAGTTTTACCTACTTTTGGCTTTCCGTATATCAGTATATATTTACCTTTTAAGTCTCTTGAAATAACAGTGGGCTGGATATTTAAAATATCTACCATAGCCCACCTCCATTAAAATCCGAGATTTGAAAATCCGCCCTGTGCTGGAGCGCTCTTTGTTGAAGTTCTTGACATATTCTTTGTTTTGTTGCTTTCAAGAGTTGCTTTTCTTTCTGCAAGTGCTGCATCAATTTCATTACTATCAAAAGCATAATCTCCTTCAAGTGGAGACTGTGAACCACCAGTGATAATAAGGTCGCTCTTATTAATTGTTCTTATCTTTTCAATTGGCTCACCAAAATCCATTTCTTCAACAACTGTTTCTGTCTTTGAAGAGAAGTCAAGCTTACCAACCGCTCTAACGGTGTCACCTACGTTCCAATAAGACGAAATTGCATTGATTGCGTTTTCGTTCTCAACATACATTGGAACTACATCAACCTTTCCACCATACTGTGGAATGATTGTTCTAACTTCAAGTCTACCAGTTGCTTCTCCGTTACGGTCAACTTCATCATTCTTTTCAGCAACTACAAATTCAGTTACAAATTCTGCTACTGGATTGCAGTCTTCTTTTCTAATTCTTGAAACAAATGAAGCCATAACTCTTGGGAAGGAGATAAGTCTACCATCCTGTGAGTAATACTCATTCATTCTAATTGAACCTGAAGTGATACGTACTCTATCAGCTTTATCTTCGTCTCCTGCGGCCGCAATAGATGTAAATTCATTTGCAACCTTCATAATTGACTCATAAGCTGGATTTGGTGTTCCTTTATTTGTAAGTTTGGCTGCGAACATATGAACAGGAATCATAAGTTCCTTTTCTTCGTTACCAATCTTCTGTACTACTTTAACATTAATTGAACCGCCGATTGCATCAACGTCACGACCATTCTTCTTAAAAGTACTTGGCTTAATATCAATTTCACTGAGAATTCCTTCAATCTTTACTTTATTTTCCGCTTGTCTTAACATTTGTTTACCTCTTTGTTTTGTTTACTTTAACCTTTAAAAAGAATAATAGAAAGGAGGCTTATAGTGCCAAGCCTCCTATCCTTTGCTTACTCTTTACTACTCAGCGTCATCGCTTGGAACAAAGTTCTTTCCTTCGTCTGTGAGAACAACGTATGTGATTGGCTTTTCAGCTCCTTCAATCTCTACCTTTTCTCTAACAGCAAGCTCTTTCTTTGTCAGGTCTGTAACATTAGCGCCTACCGACCTCTCTGATCTACCAAGAGACTCTGCAAGCTCCGGGATAGAAACCTTTCCACCATTTGCTTTAACGTAATCCAGTACTTCTGCACTCTTCTCTGTAAGTTTCATAATTCGTTTCTCCTTTTTAATTAAATTTGTTTTGTAATATTGATAGAAAGTCTTTTTCTTTAACTTTCTATATATATTATATACTAAATTTTAAAATAACTCAAATTTTCAGACTATATTTTAGAAAATTAATAAGCCAATTACTTGTGCATTATTCAATTTAATTGATTTCGTACCTTGCGCGCCTTTGGATAAGAGGTTTACTTCGTTGAGATTAAACTTTATCTGCGCGTGAGAGGACACAACGAGAATTTCTTTTTCATCTTTAATAGGTGTGAATTCAACTAAGACATCATCATCGTCTTTAAGTGCATGTAATTTGCTTCCCTTAGTTCCTCTGCCGGTAACGTAGAACTCCTTTGCCGCAGTACGTTTAATATAACCTTTTTTACTTACGCTTACGTATTCGTTGACGTTTGCTGGTATAACCTGTGCTGATACCAGTGAGTCACCGTCGTTAAGTGTAATCCCTTTTACTCCTCGCGCAACACGTCCGATAGCGTTTATGTTTGCAGTTTCGCATATTACGAACTGACCGCGCGCAGTCAACATTCCAACTCGTTCGTCGTTCATAAAGACAATTGATACGATTTCATCGTCGGCGTCAAGGTTTAATGCCTTAACTCCAGACTTGCGTTTAATGTTATATTCAGAAAGTTTAGATTTCTTTAGAATACCGTTCTTTGTAAAGAATATAATGTGTTCTGTTTGTTTTGTCTTGTTGTAGAAAACGAGTTCTTTAATTTTTTCATTTGCTTTTATATCTACGAGTGATTCTATTGGTACTACTTCTTCAAATGGTAAGTCGTTAGCGGTTATATGATAACAATTGCCTTGATTTGAGAACAGTAAAACAGTATCAAAGTTCGTACCTGACGCTGTTGCTATCACATATTCTCCTTTGCTCATTTTGAATTTGTTTCCTACGCCGCCACGCTTTTGCTTATATAGAGTAGACACAGAAGTAACGTAGATATTATTTTGATTTGATAGGTTAATTAGAAGTTCTTGTTTTTCTTTTGGTTCTTCATCTTCTTTTGATATGTTTAAAATTTGAGTGCGGCGAGCATCGCCATATTTTTCGGCTACTGCGCGCCAACCTTTGATGAGTTCGTTATTAAATAACTTTTCATCTTTAATTATATTATATATGAAATCCCGATCTTTTTCAAGTTTTAACTTTTCAGATTTCAACTTTTCAACTTCTAAATGAGCAAGTCTGGAAAGTTTAATTTCAAGAACAGCCTTTGCTTGAATTTCATCAAGTTCATATTCGTTCATTAGACGCTCGCGCGCCTTCTGCGTTGACTCAGACGTTTTTATTGTATGGATTACTTCGTCAATAGAAGCGATTACTTTGAGTAAGGCTTCAATAATGTGAAGACGTTCTTCAATTTTACGCAGATCGTATTCGTATCCACGACGGTAAACTTCTTTTTCGTGGTCAATGTGCGCCTGGAGCATTTCTTTCCATGTAAATACTTTTGGAAAACGTCCATGGTCAAGCATTGTAAAGTTAATTGTATAGTATGATTGAAGCGAAGTTTCTTTGTAGAGGTAACGAAGAACCTTGTCTGGGTTTGCACGCTTGGATAAGTAGATTTTAATAAGCGCGGATTTACCAGTGAGGTCGTTAAATCTGTCTACACCTGGGTTTTCTTCACTTTCAATTATAGTTTCCAATTCTTTACAAATTGTATTGGTATAAACGCCATATGGAATTTCGGTGACTATAAAGCAATGGTCTTTTCTATCGTAGTCTACTACACTACGAATTTTACAAGCAAAGCCTTCACCCTTTTCCATTGAACGTTTTACTTCGTCTTCATTTAAAATAATGGCGCCCGTAGCAAAGTCTGGCGCAATGTATATGTCATCAAATGAACAATCTGGATTGAGTAACAGATGTTCAAGTGCAGCGTTCATTTCTTTGAGGTTATACTGTGGTATGGAGCTGGCTAAACCTACTCCAATTCCTTGCGTTCCGTTGCAAATATTATAATATCCTTTGGTCGGTAAGACAGCTGGATATTGTTTTGTATTATCGTAGCTGTCGCGCCATTCGTCAATCGTATCTTTATCTATGTCAGCAAAAAGTATATCGGAGAAACTTGAAAGTCGGCTCTCTGTATAACGTGATGCTGCCCAGTTGCCTGATTCAATAAGCGAACCTGCATTACCTTTTACTTCTACAAGTGGATAACGCATAGCAAAAGGCTGTCCAGCACGCATAATAACGCCCTCGGCAGAACTGTCGCCATGGATATAGAAATCAGCCATAGCCATACCTACTGCATTTGCAGTTTTCTTATATGGTTTACTATGAACTAATTTTCTTGTAAGCATGGAGTAAAAGATTTGGCGCGCGGATGGTTTTAGTCCATCACGAACGTCAACAAGGGCGCGGCTTTGTAAAACCGCACCTGCATATTGAATCATACTATCTTCTATAATTGGTTTTAGATTAGTCATTTATACCTCTGTTACATCTCTAAATGCTTCGTTAAAACATCCACGATTATCATACATTTTTTTCATAAAACAAAGAGCTATACCTTTTTCGGCATCAAATTCTTCATTGTGTGGTTTCATTACTGTGCTTGTACCGTCACGCCATACCACACATACAGTTTCTTTTTCTTTGTTTACAATAATTTCTTTATATTCTTTGCGTGGACGTGGTGGACCTTCAATACATTTGGCATCGGTGATTGTGCGAAGATTTTTATTTGTTCCTCCCATTGTTTGATAAACTTTCACATGAGAAGAATAGGTTTGTTCTCCATCTGCAATAATGTCATATACTCCGCCAACGAGTAATTTTACATTTGTGTTATATGCGTATAGTTTTCCGTTTACATTAAATCTAACACGAACTATCATTGTTTGTTCTCCTTTCTTATTTCTAATATTATTATATAATAAAAATAAAGAAAAGTAAAATTTTATTTTTGTTTTGTTAATTCACAAGGCTCTTTTTTCGTAAAAACACCACAGGCGCGCTGTGTAAGCCGACATTCCCAATGGATTTCGTTGGTACTACCACAAATAATTTGAAACCAACGCGCATATGGACAGAGTCTTGGGTTTTTAGGTATTTTAATTGATTCCATTTTAATACCTACTTTATTATATCATATTTTTCATTTAAGCATAAATTAAAAATAGTTAATCTAAAACAGGTATTACACATAGGAAATTCTACTCCTTGATATTTAATTTTATTAACTTTTATTGGTTCATCACCATTATCAACAAAAAAATCTTGTATATCTTTAGGGTCATATTCTTTTCCGCAAATAAAACATTTCATACTATTCCCTCACTTTTGAGAAATCTACTTTCTCCATTATAAAATCTCTGCGTGGTTCAACGTCTTCGCTCATTAAGTCATAAAGTAAATCAATCGCATCTTCATTCCATTCCATTACATCCATTCTCTGATATTCGTCAGTAAACATAGATGCTTGTGCCGTTTCGGCCGGAAGTTCACCAAGTCCTTTAGCTCTTGTTACTTCGCCTTTAATTTTATTTCTAACCTTATTAAACTCATCATCAGTGAAGTAATATGATTCTTTACCTTTATTATCTACAATATACAGCGGTGACCTAAGCCAGCATAAACGCCCTTCCTTAATAAATTCTGGAGCTAAATACTGAAGGGCCGCCATAATTAAAAGACCAATATGACTTCCATCTGAGTCTGCATCGGTACATATGGCAATACGACCGTAACGTAGCTTGGATGAGTTATACTTTCCTGGTACTATATTCATGGCACTTAAAAGCAATTTAATTTCTTCATTGTTAAAAATCTTCTCTTCTGGATTAGATAAACAATTAATTATCTTACCTCTAATAGCTAAGATTCCATATTTTGTATAGTCTCTAGCCTGAGCCATACCACCCATAGCACTATTACCTTCTACGATAAGTAGGGTTGAGTTCGGCCCAAGAAATTCTGCGTCCTTAAGTTTGTCTGAGGCAAAAACTTTTTTCTTTTGATTCTTTTCAATTTCTTTTGAAGCTTCAAGAACTTGTTTGCGCGCCCGCTCTGCAGCACGTTCGGCCTTTAACTCTTTAGTAAGTAATTCTAAAATCTGATCAAATTCCGCGACATATCTCCGTGAGAACTCATCCAACATCTGACCGGCCGCCCTCTGCGAAAGACCTCTAAGTTCAGGATTGTTTACTTTTGTCTTTGTCTGATTTGCAAATGAAGGATTAGGTACTTTACAATTTACTACATAGTATAGACCAGACCTTGCTATATCTGCACTGAATTCACCTTTAAGTTTCTTTTTGAAGAAATTTGTTAGTGCGGTACGTACACCTGTTAACGAAGTGCCGCCTTCTGAGTTGGCAAGTCCATTAGTAAATACATACCAATGCTCATTTCTATCTGCAGCCCACTGCATTGCAATCTCACATTCAATTCCATTTTCCTTTACATTTATATATAAAGGAGTTTTATAAATTGGTTTTTTAATTGAATCTTTAAGGAAGTCAAGTATTCCGTTGTCTGATTTGTAAGTAACTTTCTC